TGGACCACCAGCTCTCCCCCCACATTATTACCTAGGAGCTACTGGTCTGGTCCAACTTGAAGTTTGGAAAGTATCTGAACATAAGTTCAGAGCAAACTAGAAGGTGGCCAGTTTAGAATTTTCCTCGGAAACAGATGGTGCTGTATCGTCGCCGCCGTGCTTATCGACGTCGTACGTATCGACGCCCGTCGGTTCGTCGTACAGCCCGTCCAGTTTATCGTCGCCGTCGTACTTATCGTCGTCGTAGTGCGCCGGCTATGCCTGTGCCTGCGAAGGTCACTGGCACTAGCCATGGTGATAAGTACGTTATGGCTCTCGCCGACCCGTTTGATGAAAATGTGGACGGCGTTAAGGTCCCTGATGCCAACAGTCAACCTAGTGTTCCGCTGAAAGCGGATGATACTATTGACGTCGTTGTTGGTGGTGTCAACTCCTGTTCAGCTTGGGCGTTCAATCCAAGTTTCGCTGGCAATGCTGTTTCGCATGGTGGTACCGCCGGGTCCACGTCTTGGACGTGGGCGGGCGCTTTTGGTGGTGTGTTGGATTCCTCAAAATTGCCGCAATTGCGAACCGATTTTGAGATGTTTCGTCCAGTATCTCATGCCATTCGTATTACGAGTGGTTTGGCGCCGACTGCAGCGAAAGGGTTTGTACACGTGTGCGTGTTTAGTCAAGCTTTGTACAATCAAACTACGTGGCAGTATCCTACGAACATTAGTTTGATGCAGAATGTGCCTGGTTACAAGCGCATTCCAATTGGGCGTTTGACTGCGGAAGGCCTGACCGTTGTTAATCGCCCTCTCGATGTTACGTCTCAACGTTACATTGATACTGATAGTCCTGTTTACGGTAATGCTGGCACAATGGAGTTCCAATCAGGACTTCAATGGTGCAGCATTGTTGTTGCAGTGACAGGCGTAGAGCTGAATACCACTCCGGTTACGGTTGAGAGTATTCTGCACGCGGAATGTATTCCTCGTGCTACCGCTATTTCGCAGGCTACGCCTGCTGCTAAGTACAATGTGAATGCATTGGGCGCAGGTTCAAACGTTGCGTCGAAGACCAACCCTAGTGCGTTGGATTCCGAGAAGACTGAACGGAAGAACAATGCATTTAAGAATGCGTTTGGCTTTCTACAAACTGCTGGAGCAGGTATGCGCTCACCTAGTTTTCAAGCCGCTCTCGGTAAAATGCGGAATGCCGAAGATTTGAAGCTGAGTTCTCGGCTGTCGAATGCTGGCATTCCATCATTTTCGATGGGCGGAATTCGCAATTCTGCACCCAGTTCTAAAAGTAGTGGTATGTGGGTGTAGTTATGAAGAATGCTCCGAATCCATACGCGAAAGGCGCAGGCGTTGTCGCGATGGGTATCGGCACGTTAGGAAAGTTTTTTAGTAAAGGGAGTTCACTGTAGGCCAGACGTATGCCTATACGGCAGCCGACAGAGCGTCCGACCCTGACTATGATCCAAGATATAGTAAGGCTAAAACTGGTGGATACCAGTGGGCCGGTGGATGGATTGACCCCGCGGTGAAACCGAGCGGGCGTAAAGAACATCCTACTATGACCGAAGCAGAAAGTTATGCGAGACTTCGTCAAAGCGTAGCCATGAATGCTCAGATCAAGAAGTACAAGGTCAAGCGCAATCTTTTTGATTCGATTGAGTCGGATGTGAGTATGTTGGAGTAGTATGCCGATCGAAGATATGCGCGCGAAGCGCGTTTCGAAGATCGGCGCGCGAAGCGCGCCGAAAAATTTTTAGTAACATATGGTAGGAAAACATATGGTATACACTATACAGTATACACTATACAGTATACATTATACAGTATACACTATACACCATGTATAGTGAACCTATTGTAGTACACTAGAGTTCAACTTCCATCTCGTCTTCTGTCTCGACGTCTGTTTCCGTTTCTTCCCCTGTCAGGTCTATGATGTCTTCGTCGTTCGTCGGCGGGAACATGTTCATGCCATGGAGCACGTGTGCGGCGAAGTCGCCACGGAGCAGGATCCTCTCGATCTCGGGAACATATGGTTCCATCGCGTGACCCGGAATCTCACGTCTCATCGTTCCGAGCAAGGCTGCCATGCGGTCGAGGTACTCGAGAAGCATCACGCCGGCTTCGTGTTTCTGCATGACAAGTTCTGCGCCACGTCGGTTGGCTTCGCCGAGTTGCATGTTGGCCGAGTACGCGAGGTGCAAGTCGTGCTGAAGCAACGCGAGCTGGTCTCGCTGGTTCTCGTTCTCGCGGCGTAGGGCGTCGCTCTCCGTCTTGTAGTGCAGCATCATGTGGAAGAGGACGGCGCTGCTCTGCTCTGGCGCCTCGGTCTGCTTCGGGTGATGCTTGGTCCAGAAGTTCGGCTGCTTCGGCAGGATGACGGAGATCAGCTTGTCGACCATGTACGCGCAGCCGCGGTTGTCCCAGTGCTCGCAGACCCAGGCCATGGTGGTAGTCGGTTACACTTGCGGGGTACGAAGCAAATCGGAAAGTGAGAGAGGTTACGGTCCTCCTTCGTAACCCGTCCACTCCCGTCCGCTCTCGTCCCCCCCTTGTTAGAGGGGGTTGGGTACACTGGTGTACTCTATAGTATAGTGGACGCAAGTCAAATCCGTACTATATAGGAGTTTGTATGTATACGTTTGTGGTCCACACAACGTATAACGTATACTTCAACGTGTAGACGTATAGTATACAGTTAACTCTAGGTTAACACCCTACCCTAAGTAAACCCTAGGTTAACACCCTAAGTAAACCCTAGGTTAACACCCTACCCTAAGTTAACTCCAGGTTTAGGGTTGTGGAACATCGCGCACGCGCGAACACAATGTCTAAGGTGATCATCCTTCTATAGAACAGGGTGGCGGGTCCCCGCAGGGGCCCCCGTAGCGAAGCGGAGGGCGGCCCGTCGCGGGGGCCACCCTGCCGCCGGCAGGGCTCCGAGCGAAGCGAGGAGGCGACCGGAGCGAAGCGGAGGTCCGCCTAATACAAATTAAGTTTAAAAGAAAGATAGAAAGAAATACACTCTGGATTATGAAAAGCGGAGGTTACGTAGAGTAACCCCAAGTTATATCTCGTTGAAAAAGTCTCCATCCAGGCTGAGGTCGGGAAGTTCTTCGATTGTTTCTTCATCGGAAGGGGATTCCAAGAGGGGTTGAAGTGAATCAGCCGCGCGGAAACGCGCATGCTGTTCTTGTTGCGGGAAGTTGATGACGGTAAATCGACGTAAGATTGGCCCGAGATCTTCAGAGTTCAAAAAGCACTGTTCTGGCGTGTAGTTGCTGAGCACGATGATTTTCTTCGGGCGCAAGTGTTGCATGCAACCACCCTTGATTTCTCCCGGAAATGGGTAACGGTCAGCCCACTTCTTGAGGGATGACGCCGTACAGTCGTTTTTTGGTGCCCACTCTTCGATCGCGACCACGTCTTCGTGACGATAACCGTCCCACCACTTGTTCAAAGCTTTTGCGAAGTGCTTGGGGTACAACTCCCATAGCAACCGAGACTTCCCCGACCCGGAAGGACCGACCCACCACTCGTGTCGTAAGTCGCCATCGAGCGGTGCAACTTCGGGTGCGTACATGGACTCGAGCCGAGGTCCGTGTAGTAGAAACATCTGGGGGTCAGCCTCTCGTATTCCGTCCATATCTCCCTTTCGGGCGAGATCAATGGCGGACTTATAGCGCTCTGCATTGGAGACACCTCCTCGACGTCGAGCTTCGGCTGCGTCGACGGGCATGTCGCCATGTTCGAAGAAGTCTTCTTCTTTCGTGCAGTACGCTCGGTTTTGCGAAGCCGAGCCGTAAGCCACTTCCAGGTGAGCGTTAGGAAGCAACCTCGCGACACCTTTTCGTTGTCTTCGACTGTCGAAGTAAACGTATCCTTGGAGGTGCTTCGTGCCGGTTTCCGGTGCGATTTCGCGCCCGTAAACGACGTATCTTGCGATCGTCGCGATGGCTTGTTGGATGTGGTCTTCATCGGTCTTGTTGTAGTTGTTGAGAGTGAAACACCAGGCTCTGTATTTGCCTGTCACTGACATGGCAAGAAGAGAAGTGCTCGGCTTTAGCTCCTAGGTCCGTGGGGGGTGTCTGGACCACCAGCTCTCCCCCCACATTATTACCTAGGAGCTACTGGTCTGGTCCAACTTGAAGTTTGGAAAGTATCTGAACATAAGT